CAGCTTTCTCGCTATGATGGCTGGCAGAAGATTATTATTTCTAATGACCGAGACTTCATGCAAGTCTGTGATGATGAAACGATCTTGTGGCGCCCCACCAAAAACGAAATTTTAAATAGAGAACGAATCATTGAACAAACCGGAGTACACCCTACCAACATGGCCCTTGCACGGTCCATCGTAGGAGACACCTCCGATAATTTACCCGGCATCAAAGGCGCGGGGTTTGCGACGGTTGGAAAAAGATTAAACTTTTTGAGCGATAGCAAATCCTATACCATTGATGAAGTAATAGAATTTTGTGAAAATACAAAAAGCAAACTTAAATTTTTCTCCAACATCGCCGAGAGTAGAAGCCTCATCGAGCACAACTATAAGATGATGCAACTCTATGCTCCGCAAATGTCAGTTCAGTCCAAAACCCATGTCAGAGAGTCCATTGATAACTTTGAGTGCGAATTTAATAAAACTGAGATCATCGGCATGATGCGTGATGATGGATTTGGTGAGTTAAATTGGGAAGTTCTCAAGGAAAACTTAAACAAGATTAGTAGAGAATGTCTTGACAGCCAAAAAGAAATATTTTAAAATTGATTTGACTTTAGCCGTCAATCGGTTATACTTATAATACACCATCGAGAGGGAATAGATGCTCACTGAAAATGTGAATTTTGGAAGGTACGGCAAGTCCTTCCAAGAGGGACTCGTACAACTTATTTTTGAAGATAGGCCATTCGCCGATCAAATTACAGAAGTATTAGATATCCAATTTTTGGAACTCGAATACTTACGAGTTTTTGTAAATAAAATTCTTGATTATCGCACCCGCTACAGCACCCATCCTTCACTTGATACACTGATCACTATCCTTCGAACAGAGATGGACCAGGAAGATGAGGTCACTCAAAACCAAGTCCGAGATTATTTCGCCCGCATTCATACGCGGGAGTTGACTGATATAGAATATATTAAAGAGACTTCCCTCGATTTTTGTCGTAAGCAAAACCTTAAAGAAGCGATGATGAAGTCCGTAGGGCTCCTGCAGAACTGCTCCTTTGATGAGATCTCCACTGTTATTAACGATGCGCTTAAGCTCGGTTCCGACAACAACTTTGGTTATGATTATCTTGCCGACTTTGAGGAGCGCTTTAAGATCAAGCACCGCGCCCCTGTCACGACTGGCTGGAAAGAGATCGACGCCATCACTGGCGGAGGGCTTGGCAAGAGTGAGCTTGGCGTAGTCATCGCCCCCACGGGCGCTGGTAAGTCTATGGCTTTGGTCCACCTTGGCGCTCAAGCTATCAAAGAAGGCAAGACTGTTGTTCATTACACCTTAGAATTACAGGATACAATCATTGGAACTCGATATGATAGCTGTATTACAGGATATCCCCTCTCGGATATTCGCAATTTCAAAGATGAGATCTATGAAGAGATTAAAAATTTAGATGGCACCTTGATCGTCAAGGAATACCCTACTAAATCGGCAAGCACTAATACTATTCGCTCTCACCTGTCTCGCTTGCTTAAGCGAGACATTCAGCCCGGGCTAATTATTGTTGATTATGCCGATTTGCTCAAGCCCGTAATCGTTCGCAAGGAGAAAAGAAACGAACTCGAATCTATTTATGAAGAACTCCGTGCAATCTCTACAGAGTTTAAATGTCCTATCTGGACTGCCTCACAGACTAATCGTTCCGGCTTGAATGCTGAAGTCATCACCATGGAACAAATTTCAGAAGCGTTTAACAAATGCTTTGTAGCTGACTTTATCTTTTCGATCTCACGAACCATCGAAGACAAACAAAACAATCAAGGGAAAATGTTTATTGCCAAGAATAGAAATGGACCAGATGGGATGATTTATCCTATTTTTATGGACACTTCTAATGTTAACATTAAAATTCTTCCCCCTGTGTCTGCTGCCCTGGCTGCCAATGGCATCGCAACTGCTCCAGTTGCCCTCGGAGTGAGAGAGCAGCAGGAATTGTTGCGTGCTAAATATACTAAATTAAAAAGGAAATAAAAGACATGAGAACCCCTGCTAACATTCGTCGATTCCGACTATCCGACAACTTCATTGAGCCTTATAAAGCCAAAGAAGTGCCATGGGGCCCTTTGGGGTACGTTACTTATAAACGTAGCTATGCACGCCGGCTCAGCGAGTTTGATCCGGACACCGAAGGATCCGAAGAGTGGTGGCAGACATGTCGCAGAGTAATTGAAGGCATGTTTGATATGCAGAAGCAGCACGTTTTCTTGTTGGGGCTCGAATGGAATGACAACAAGGCACAACGTACTGCTAAGGATGCCTATGAACGGCTCTTTGAATTAAAGTGGACGCCCCCCGGTCGCGGACTGTGGATGATGGGGACCAAGTTTGTTGAAGAGAAGACAGCAGCCGGCTTGTTTAATTGTGCTTTTCGTTCTACCAAAGATCTTTCCAACAAGGGAGGGTATCTTTTCGCATGGATGATGGATGCCCTTATGTTGGGCATCGGCGTAGGATTCGACACTGAAGGCGCAGGAACCATCACTATCCAGGAGCCCCAGTACACTAACGATACTTTGGTGATTGATGATTCGCGGGAAGGCTGGGTAGATTCAGTCCATCTCTTGTTGGATGGGTTTTTCTTTGGCGCCAAGGTTCCTAAGTTTGACTACGGGGCTATCCGTCCTGCCGGCGCCCCCATTGCTGGATTCGGAGGAACTTCTAGTGGCGCGGGACCCTTAAAGGAATTACATGAAAGCTTAATGAGCCACTATAGCGAGCGCGTGGGCGAACCCATTACATCTGTAGACATCGTAGACACCGAGAACCTTATTGGCAGGTGCGTAGTGTCCGGTAATGTTCGTCGGTCAGCCGCCTTGGCCATGGGATCCCATGATGATCGCCATTATCTAGAAATGAAGAACGATCAAGAAAAGCTTTACCACCACCGCTGGGGTTCCAACAATTCTTTTAATGCCGTGGTTGGTATGGATTATACATGGCATGCAGAGCAGAGCCAGAAGAACGGGGAGCCCGGATACATTTGGCTGACGAATGCCCGCACTCGTGGTCGGTTTAAAGATGGAGAACGCCTCGATGACATTAACGTTGCCGGCTTTAATCCGTGTGTAGAGCAACAGCTTGAAGACGCCGAACTATGTTGTTTAGTAGAAACGTTTCCCGCCAAGCATGCTGACCTCGAAGATTACTTACGCACTCTTAAGATTGCCTATCTCTATGGAAAGACTATTACTTTGTCCAACACCCATTGGCCCGAAACTAATGCTAAGATGTTAAAGAACCGTCGCATTGGGTTGTCCCAGTCTGGAGTGGTTCAAGCTTTCAATAAGCACGGTCGACGTGAAATGTATCGGTGGTGTGATGAAGCCTACAGCCACGTAGAGAGTCTAGACGAAGAATATTCCAACTGGCTATGCATCCCTAAGTCCATTCGGACCACTTCTATTAAGCCTTCAGGCACCGTCTCCCTCCTGAACGGCTCCACTCCAGGGATTCATTTTCCCGAGAGTGAGTATTATATTAGACGCGTCAGGTTCTCAACAGAGTCAGATGTACTTGCACGCTTGAAAAAAGCAGGCTATAATATCGAAGAGGATAAGTACTCTCCCAACACTATGGTAGTAGAGTTTCCTGTGCATGAACCTTATTTTACTAAAGGCAAAAAGGATGTGACGATGTGGGAGCAACTAGAAATTGCAGCACAGTATCAACACTATTGGGCTGATAACTCAGTCTCCGTTACGATTACCTTTACCGACGAAGAGGCATCCCAACTCAAAGATGCTCTGGAAATGTATGAGACCCGCTTGAAAGCAGTGTCCTTCTTACGGTATCAAGAAACTGGTTATGTCCAGCCGCCTTACGAAGCCATTACCCAACAGGAGTTTGAAAAAATGAACAAGAAAATCACCCCCATCCATCGTATGGATACTAACGGGGGTAGCGGAACGAAATTTTGCGATGGAGACAGTTGTGTATTGTAAACCTGTCAATAGATATCTTCACATTCAATTGCCCGATCCCGCCCCCACCCCGGAAGAACTAACTATTCTATTGCCCGATGACTTTAAGCCTACTGAAGAGCGATATGTTGTAGCTCAAGTTATTAATTGGGCTGATGACGTGCGCTTCGCAGACCATCTTACCAAAGATGCGGCTGTCTTGGTTGACAAGTCTATGGTTGAGGAAATTATAGTAAATAATAGTCAATTAAACATGGTACAAGATAATTATATCATAGCTCTCCTCGCAGATTAACCGGAAAAACCATGGCATGTCAATTGATAAAAACTTTTATAATGAATCCTCCAGTTCGAATTTAGGGTGGGATCCTTCATGGTTTGGCGAAAAGTATTTTGATGATAAGCTCGTGCGAGCCGTCAAAAAATGGCAGCGTGATCGCGGACTGACTGCCGATGGATTGGTGGGTCCCATGACCTTCCGCCGCATTTGGACAGAGCGCCAAGCGGATATTAATGAATACAAGCCAGATACTCCCACCTATTCTAACTACATTGTATACAATGGAAGCTTTATTCCTATTAAGTGGGACAAGGTTGTGTTGTGGTCAGAAAACGGAGGACTTAAAGCCAACTCCGGTACCTATTATGATTACACCGGCCGAGCACCGCGAAGTATTCGCTATTTTGTAAATCATTGGGATGTATGTTTAAATTCTCACGCCTGTCAGAAGGTCCTAAACAACCGAGGGATCTCCGTGCACTTTCTCATTGACAACGATGGGACGATTTACCAAACTGTGGACATGCAGCAAGGATGTTGGCACGCCGGGAGCGAACGCGCCAACCGCGCCTCCGTAGGAGTAGAAATTTCCAATGCATACTACCCCAAGTATCAAGACTGGTATGTGCGCAATGGATATGGAGAACGTCCGCTGCTTGAAGGAGTGCGCTGTCAGAGCGAAGCCTTGGATCCCTTTCTCGGATTTTATCCGGTGCAAATTAGAGCGCTCAAGCAATTATGGAAAGCTATTCATGAAGGATTAGAGATTCCCTATGAGGCACCGCTTAATCAGTTTGGAAATACGGATGGTAACTATGCACAACATGTTAAATATGAAGACTTTAAAGGGTTTGTAAGTCACTATCATGTTAGCAAGACAAAGAGAGATTGTGCAGGCTTAGATATTAAAACCCTATTAGAAGAGGTAGAGAGTGAGGAAGAGTCGGGCTACGATGCAGCCAGTGAAGTCTGCGACGACAATTCATAACCACGAGGCGGTGGTAATCGGCAGTAATTTAAAGGCAGTATTATATGCCTTCACTAATAAGCTGCCTATTCTCTTCACTGACCATCAGCGACCGTTTCGGTTTGAATACCTGGAAAGGGACGTCGACACCGATTGCGTAGGAGTGGCAAGCGATACAACTATATTATCCACCCACGAGGGAAACATTAAGGTTGGGCCTTCCGCTGCAGCCTTGTGGGATCGCCTCGTTTTTATTATGGCACTCACCGGACAAGTTCCCCTTAGCAATCTCTGCAGCAGGATGCGATATGATGATCATAGTTTGGTATGCTCCAACGACTACTCGAAGATAGGCGAAATCCAGTTTGAGAACGCCTATTATTTTGGCGATGACAATTGCACGGGATTAATTGAAAAAGAAGTTGCGCCTGCCGTCTATACATGCTATGATTGGATAGCGTTCAATCGTGGAGGTAAACATGAAATCGATCTCATCCAAACTACCGATGATTTTGCCAACCAAATCTGGTTCTATCCTTCAGATCGTATTGATGGGAATACTAGTGTCAAGGATGCTTGTATAATATCTCACGTGAGAGCCACCGATATCGATGAGTTTGATTACTCCCAGACGATGGCCCGATTTAAAATGATTCACGAGATGGAAGAGCGCGGCATGAGAGGAATGTTTAATGGCTATTCCCCCACGGGGACCCCCAAATACTACAAATTTAGAACGACTATCATTGGCCGCCAGAGGCGCGCGCAATCACATGGTCCACTCACACCCGCCAAAAAGGTTACGGTGGCCACGGAGAGTGAAGCAGATTTGCTCGCGAGTCTGGCAGAAAATAGCCATCACTATCAAGGGATCTTAGACCACATATGAACGGTGTTCACGTCCATCTGGCGGGCATTATTCCCTTAGCCAACCTTAAAACAGACTATAATCTTGAAACTCCTGAGTGCCTCCTCCCTTTGGACGCTGGCTTTACCGCTATTCAAAAAGCAGTCTTTGAGTGTGCAGTAGCAGGGTGTCAGACCATTTGGATTATTGCCAATGAGGATCTGGCTCCGGTGGTCCGCAAGGTAGTGGGGGAGTGGGTCCACGACCCGGCATACTACTACCGGCAACACGACCCCTTCCCCACCACCCGCCAGAAACCTATACCGATTTACTACGTCCCGATTCACCCCAAGGATCGCGACCGCCGAGACTCCTACGGTTGGTCTGTACTCCATGGGGTCTATTCAGCGTGGAGGGTGGCCACCCGGATATCTCATTGGGTTGTGCCGGATAAATACTATATCTCATTTCCCATGGCGATCCATAATATCTATAATGTCCGAAAATACCGCCGGCAAATTTCTGAGATTTCGACAAATTGGTTTTTGAGCTATGAGGGCAAAACCGTAAAGGATAATCTTCCGTTGCCCTTCACCATGAATGGAGACGACTATATACAGTGCCGCCGCCATGTTAACCAGCTTACGACTAAAGAATTCATTAATCCCCCGCCAGGAGAATTGCCCTCAGAGCGGTTACCGCTTGAAGAGCGCTGGTCGGCTCGATCTTTCGATTTGACCACTATTTTCGAAAAAGTAAATGAGACAGGAGCCCATAAACAACAAACCGAGTGGTTTTACGACCTTAGCACCTGGGAAGGATATCGAGAGTTCCTCGGATCCGAAAATTATGTAAAAAAGCCCGCAAAAGCCTTGACAAAGTCTCGATTAGATGCTAAATTACCATATAGAGAGGGAGAAATAGATGACGATTAAATTCGTGGGGCTTCACGCCCACAGTGTGGCAGGATCTATCTTTGATGCAATCGGGTACCCCGATGCTCATATGGACTTTGCTTTTGAGAACGGGAGCGATGCGTTAGCGCTCACGGACCATGGAAACATGAACGGACTAGCGGGACAGGTTCTGCATGCCAAGAAGATGCAGGCAGAGGGGAAAGACTTTAAACCGATTTTCGGCGTCGAGGCTTACTTCATTCCGTCTATTGAAGAATGGCGAGAAGAATATGAAGCAGCCATGGCCGACAAGAAGCGCGCACGCTCCGCTAAAGCTGCAGCAGCGTCAGGCGCAACTGTAGAAGATGAAAATGACAGCAAGAAGGTGCAAGGGCTCTTGCGGCGCCGGCGGCACCTTATTCTGCTAGCGCAGAACCAAACAGGGCTTAATAACCTCTTCAAATTGGTTTCCGAGAGCTATAAGAGCGAAAACTTCTATCGTTATCCTCGCATGGATTATGCGTTGCTTGAGAAGTATAGCGAAGGCGTTATTGCCGCCTCGGCATGTCTTGGAGGGGTCTATGCGGGAAACTACTGGGAGAACGGAACCTACGATGAAGAAGGCAATCGCACTGGCGTTGACCGTGAAGCAGCCCTCGATGCCATGCGCAAGACAACGCGCCGCATGCAAGCAATCTTTGGAGATCGCTGGTATGGCGAACTACAGTGGAACAACATTAAAGAGCAGCACGAACTTAACCAGCTCATTATTCAAATTGCAGAAGAGTTCGACATGAAGCTCATTTCCACAGCCGACAGTCACTACCCGAACCCTACCGCATGGAAGGATAGAGAGTTATATAAGCGCTTAGGTTGGCTTGGAAAAGGAACTCCATCTTGGGGTGAGGGTGGAGAATTACCCGCCGGCGTAGAGGAGATTGGATATGAATTGTATCCCAAGAATGGGGAACAAATGTGGGAGAGCTACCAGAGTTATTCCCAAAGCCAAGGCTTTGAATATGACGACGACCTCGTGATGAACAGCATCACCGAGACTCATCATATTGCACACGAGCGCATCGAAAGCTTCTTCCCAGATACAACCGTGCGCCTTCCGGACTTTGTTGTGCCTGCTGGCACGACAGCCACACAGGCGCTGGTTAACTATGCGCTTGAAGGCTTGCGCGAACGAGGCTTGAACGATGACAAAGAATATCTAGCGAGGCTTAAGCGCGAACTAGACGTTATTGATGACCGAGGCTTCTCCAAGTATTTCTTGACGATGAAGGCTATCGC